TTAATCTTCTGGTATCTTTCTGGTACTGATTCCTCTACACATATGAACAGGCACTTTCTGACCTTCTACTTCTTCATACCCCACTAATACAATTTCACTATTCCACATCACTACTGGACTTTTATACGGCATTGCGTGTCTCCACCTAGATTTTACTTTAGGCCAACGAGTCCATTTAAACTTCTTCATATTGTTGATATGAAATCAATGAAGGTTAGTATTGCAAATAACATTATAACTAATAAGTAAATCCAGAACCAATGACTTCTCATTAATTTATTCAAAAAGTTATCTTTCATTCTAATACCCCTATGGATTTCAGTGGTAAAGGTTTACCAAGATTATCACATACAAGTTCACCATCAATAGAACCAGTCATTATACCTTTACCACCATTACTGGTGAAACGAACTGGTTTGACTTCTTTACCATTTAACATTCTTTTGCGATTTTGTACTTTTTCTTTCGCAAGTCTACTTCTATTTCTACCAACCATTTAATTTCCCATAGCTTTCCAAATCACATAGAATACCACCCATAGGGAACATAATGAACCTACACCTATCATAGTCCACATAATCATTTCTTCTTGTTTCTTTTTTGCGGCAAGGATTGCTTCTTTTCTTTTCTTTCTTATTTCTGCTTGTATTCTTAAAACTTCATTCCACGCATTGGGGCCGTGACTCATATTAACAAAAGTTCTGAGTTCTTGTTCCATTGCCTGAATTTTCTTTTTATGTGCAAAGACTTCAAGTGCTTCTTCTTCAACACTCATACCTGATGTTTTAGCCTTTTTTGCTTCTTTGTTAACAGTTTCACAAGAAGTCATCCAACGACCAATATCGCCGTACATAGATTCTACATCTCGGCCGACTTCAAAACCTTTTTTAATTGCGTTGAAGGCGGCAGTTGCCATACCAAATGCTGAAATTGGGTCTACCATATTTGCCTCTCCTACTACTATTTATAAAAAATCGTGTGGATAAAAAAAAGGGTGTCACAATTAAGTAACACCCTTTAAATAAGGAGAAACAAAGGAAGTTCTTAGGCTTCTTTTGCAAGTTTCTGAAAGTAATCTAAACTATCATCACTCTCAGTAGAAGTTGTTTTGACAACATTGTCTACATAAGACTTGTCATCTCCGTCAACTTCTGTCTTAGGAAGTTCTACATCTTCGGCAGAACTTGTTGTTGATTGAGTTCCACTTAGAACATCGTCAAGACGATTTTTGAGTTCATCATAAGTCTTAAAGTTAGATGGTGCAGTAAACTCTTTTAAAGAGTATTCTGTCTTCCAAATCTTATCTAATTCGGAATCATCTTCGTTTAATTTTGATGGACTATCAAACTCTGACTTGTCGTAGTTCCAATATCCGTCAACCTTTCTGATTTTCAATTTGAAGTTTGCACCTTCCCAGAAATCAAATGGATTTACTGGAGTTTCATCTTCAAACTGAGGTTGCAAAGCTTCCATCAATTTATCATAAATCTTCTTACCATATCTGAATAAGAAAACTTTACCTTCATTTTCTGGGTGCTTTGGGTCAGACACTACATATATGTTTGAGTAGTATTGTAGTTTTCTCTTTTGTTTTCTAGCGATTTCTTTATCACTTTCAACACCAGAGTTCCACAGTTTAGAATTATATTCTGAAACTGGGTCTTTTTGATTTAATGTAGTTAATGAGTTTTCAATGTACCACTTACCAGTTGGCCCTTGAAATGCGTGATTCCAAAGTTTTGCCCAAGGCATATCTTCACCATCTGGTGCAGGCAGAAAACGAATAACTGCATAACCATTACCAGACTTATCTAGTTCTGGTTTCCACAATCTCTCGTCTACATATGATTGTTTTTCTACTGGTGCATTTTCTGATTCAACTGCAGCCAGTATCTTGTCTAAAGAATTAGACTTTTTTAAAGTATCTAATGACATATATCTTCTCCGTATGTTATTATATGCTATTTTATCTTCACTTAATCATAATATAGTGTTATTTATACAACCACTCTACCCCACATATTTCCGTAGGTGATTGTTTTTACATTGTCATAATCTGACCATTCTGGTATTTCAGAACCATCATCTATAACTCTGTAAAACTTTTTGTCTGGATATTTCTTAAAGTTGTTTTGGTGTTGTTCTATCCAGTTCATAGGACTTACATATTTACAATCAGAAGTTATATAACAATCTGTATCTTTATATACATTGTTAACTTTACCTTCTCTTGGCATATCAAATCCTAACATAAAGATGTTATCTATTTCTTTATTTTCTTCTATCGCAACTCTGACAGCAGTAGGGCCTGAACTCCAACCCATAAACTCACCATCAAAAAAAGTATCTAAATCTTGAACCTTATCATTATCATCTACCCAAGTAATCCATAAACCAGCATTACCTAGTTTTTGTCTTACATCACCTTTCGGTAATCCTTTAAACTTTGTCAATATTTCTAATATTGCATCTTTAAATCTCTCTGGGTCTATTCCGTGACAAACTAACTGTGTTCTATTACCTTTTTCATTCTGATGTAGAAACTTATCTACTGTGTCTAAATCTAAACTCTTGAGTTGTTCATTTAATTGTTCCATACTTGATTGTTCTAATCCAGTATACTGCAACATCTCAAAGAACTGTTCTGGTAATAGTTTCCATTGTCTAAAATAACATTTGTTATCAGAACAATAACCAGACGAATACACTTCGTGCATCATAGCCCAATCTGTTGATATTAATCCGTCTGGTTGGAAATCTCTATAAAGTGCATTACACCCATAAATCTTTCCCCATTGTCTAAATTGTTTTAGGTCATACCCATCTCTGGATTCACCATTACCAAGTACAAATACATTTTTAGGTTTACTCTTATCCACTATAAAATCCAATAAAGATAATTGTTGCATTACTCAGTATCAGATGGTTTCCCATCATAATCATTAGTTCTTTTGAAAGTGTGAATGTTATCAACCTCATCTATGTCTTCTAGTTCATCATCTAGGTCACCTAAATGGTCACTATCTTCTTCAATTCTAGGTTCTGTTATTGATACTGAAATGTTTTCATAACCACAACCCTTTAGAAAGTTACTAAACTTTTCCTCAAGTTGTCCTAAATCGTTTTCTTCCATAACAACTTCAACTTCTACTCTCTCCTCAGAATCAAAATCATCTTTCATTTCATTTGTTTTTATAAATGTAAATCTTTGTTCCACATCTATCTCCTAAAGTTTCTTCTGTTTTTAACAAAAGCCTGTTTGTTCATTTCTTTAAGTCTATCTCTAAGTCCGTCATTATCTTTTTTTAAATATGCACAGTCTGTTGTTAGACTTTTTATTTTCTTTTCCATACCTTCAAATTTAGAACGATAAAAATCTCTTTCTCTTACTAAAGATTCGTTAGATTGTTTTTGTTCCATTTTCACTCCAAGTTAAGATTAATATTGTATGTGTTGTAGTTGTTTTGATACTCTTCGTACATAATCATCTCTGACTAAATCACCCTCGTGTATAAACATATCACAAGAACAATATGCACAATTTTTACCTTGTAATAAAAAATTCAAAACTGTATGTTTAAAGTTTTTCATATCTTCCTTAAAAGGTTTTAATGGTAAAGTATCAATACCATTATTCTCTAAAATCAATATGGAATTAGTAATAAAAGACGATTGACTCTTATGTTCTAATTTCATATGTTTAAGAAACTCAAAATATTTCTGTACATTAACATTGTATAAACTGTATAAAACCGAATACACAGTTCCTAATTGATGGTGCAATTCATCTGACTCAAATAGGTCAGCTACATCTGATACCAGACCCTCTGGTGTTATATCATTGATTGCACCTTTATCCCATAAAAAATTCCAATCACTTCTTAACATATATTCTATTAAGTCTTGTAACTTTTGTGGTTTACCATCATCTTGTATATAACTTTTTCTTTTACACTTATAATCCATTTTAAAATAATACTGTTTGTTTACTGCATCATAATTAATAACTTCCATCACATCAACTGATGACCTTTTAAAACCTCTTGAGTTACCAGTAATTGTTTTTTCTTTAACACTACAAGCACCAATAAAATCTGGAAAAAATGGTTGATATCTCTCTTGAAATATTCCTACTTTGTTTTTCCAACTTTTTCTGCATACAGAATATCCTAGATAAAATATATTTGTATTCTGTATCATATCAAATTCAGAATCATCTGTAATATCTTTTTCTAGTAATTGATGATGAGTATAAGGTATACCTAAACCTTTGTAATAGTGTTCTTTACCTTTCCAAACTCTACCACCACAATGAGTTAAATCGTCATTGATTTCTAATTTATTTACTTCTGTACCTTGTTTATCGTATATTGGTATTGTATGCATTACTTTTTATTTTTTGTTAAATTTAGAACTTTCATTTTATACTCTGTTTCATTAATTGTCAATAGTGAATCGTAATTATTTAATTTGTTTCTATGATTAGGCCAGATGATGTTTTCACTTATTTGTTTATCCCAATCTTTTTGATAGTTTACTAACTTGTTTAATATAATCATTGTTTCTATGTTAATTCTTTGTGATAAATAATTTCTAAACAATATTGGGTGTTGTCCGTTTTCAACAGTAAATAATTTATTAAAATCTGTAACTTGATTTAACAACAAGTTCATATCTTGTTCAAACATATATCTTAATGATTGATGTCTCTTTTTCCAATCTGTAAAGTTTCTATCATTGAACTCACCAATATAACCTTTTTCATTTTTTAAAAAATTAGATACAAAAAAGTCTTGTGTATCATCACCATACTTTCTTGCAACTTTACCAAAAAAATGTTTGTCTTTTCTTTTTAGATAACTAGATTTACTAGCTCTGGTTTTACCACCATACTTTGTAAAGTCATAGTCTGAGTTGAAATGTGCTTTCAAACCCATATAAATTTTAAATGCATTAAAGGCGTCCATAATATGAATCATACTGGTAGTTTACCCATTTTAGGTAAAAAGTTTAAATCTCTTGCGTTTGCTTCTATTTTATCTTTAAGTGGTTTTTGGATTAGACCAGTGATTGAATCTGGTTCTACTTCGTTCTTGATACAATATTCTAATAT